GTTTTTAATGTAAACTGTGATTTTGTAATTGCTGAACCTTCTTTGAACCAGCCAGAAACAATACCGCCAAATCTTTGATTTCCGCTTTGGTCTGCATTATCAAGAATTGGAGTTTTAAGAGAGTTTCCTACAATAGGAATTACATCTGTCAAAGCTGTAAGGTCAAGCAAAGGATTAACCATAGGATGTTCTTTTATTGTTGCACTGAAACCTTCAGGAACAAGAAAGCCACCGTCTGCTCCTATACTTTCATTTTGCCCATCACCAAAAGCTTTTCCATATTCTAGCATATGCTTAGAATGAATGCCTTTACTGGAAGCATAAATATCAAGAGCAAACAAACCAAAAGACTTGAAACCTTTTTTCGGATCGTCTGTCCAATTATCATGGACTTTAATTTCTCCCCCAGGAAGACCGGACTTGGAATGCTTAGCAAAAAACTTTGCAAGTTTTGCTTCATATCTCTTTTCAATTCTTTCCTCCATAGCTTTTATGCCAGCTTCAAGAGTAAGCTCTTCCTCAAAAGCTTCTCCAACACCAAAAGCTACTAGACTTTTAAAGACTTCAGCATCTTTAATATCTACAACTTCACCTATGCTTTTTCCGTCATAGGGTTTTAATAGCTTGAGTTCATTTCCGAAATACTCTCTAGCTATTCCATCGTCAATAAGTTTTTGCCCTTCGGCTCTGTCCGAAAACTCAAGGACAGTTCCAATAGCTTTACCGTCAAATTCCTTGAGTAGTTTAATTTTAAATTTCATTTTTCTTTCCTTAAAAAATTAATAAATATTTAACGCTCAAGGTTCCGACTTACTACAACCTAGGCATCCAGTGTTACCCTCCAGTTGTATTCTTATCTACCTTTTCAGCATCTTAATCAAGCTCTCCTTAAACGAAGGCTCGCTTATTACTTTGTATGTTCCTTTATGCTCTTCACAAGTAATTTCTGGAATTTCTATAAATTCATTTGAATTACTAGGGAGAATTATTCCCATATGTTCAAAAAAGCTATCTGTTAGGTCTTTGTTAAAACTCTTTGTGCCAGAAATAACAGCCTGATAATTAGCTTGAATAGGAGCTACAGCGTATTCTATAACAATAGCTTTCCTGATAATTGTATCAACATTAGCTAATTCTGGCCTAGCTCTAATATCGTCTGGAGTAGGACTTGAAAGTTCTGTTGCCATATATCCAATAGATTTTCCGCTTAACATATTCTGGTCAATCATTCCAACAATGCCATCTGGAAGCCAAGGGCCCTCCCATCCAGGAGGTCTTGTAGCATAAACTGTCTTAGCCATCCAGCCATCACCGACACTTGTTTTAGCTTTGCCTGAGCCTACATGTTTCCAAATTCCTAAAGATCTTCCAACGGGTAAAGACGTATAATCATGAGCCCAGGTTACAGGCATTCCTGTCATTTTAAATTGTCTCCAATCTAATCCTTTTGGCAATACAACTTCATTATCTCTATCAATCGTATCATTGGTAATTAAAGAAACATCTGTTCTTTCTTCTAAATTAAAATCTAATTTCTTCTGATAAAAATGGACGTGCTTTAAGCCTTGCTCCCTGCATTCTTGAGGAAGGTTTTTAATTACTCCATCAAGTTCCTTAGCTTTCTCTGAACTCATTGGAATACCTATAGAGCTTGTTGCATCTCCATAAGCATATTTTAATTGAACTTTTGTAGCCATTTTTATCTCCGTTTTAAAAATCTATTAGAACCACTCCTAAAGTGCATTCACAATTTACGTGCGCTGGAGGGTGTTGAACGTCTCCAAATAATTTATCAGCATTTGTAAACTTAGCTCCTACTGGAACTGTAGGCTGAGTTGCTTCTATTGTTCTACAAATAATACAGGGGTCAGGACTAAGGATCCACTTCACTGCCTTGACCACATTACTTTCTTGAGCGCTTATTAAAGTTCCATTATTAAAAGCCTTATTGCTTTCTGTAACCGCTATTGCCTGAGCCCTAAATATTTTAGCGTTCTTAAATATTGCTTGAACCCTTTTAACCATAGAAGGCAAAGCATCTCCTTCATCAATTAAACCCTCAATCAATTCTTTCTTTAAAGAATTAACAGCACCCTTTAAACTCTTAGTTGTTGTTGCTACCGTTTCATCTGATAAAGAAATTACTTGTTTAAGTATTCCCTCCTCAATATTCTGCAACTCCATGAAGTCTTCAGAGGTAATACTAAAGTCAGGTATTCCTGCTTTAATATCTCTAACAGTTTTATCTACTCCCTTACTGGTGTCAATCGTTATTTGAGGCTGAGATCTTTTAGCTGTTCGTTCTTCCCAACCGTCTAAATTTATAGCATTAAGAAAACCAAACGCATCGTCAGGAAAAGCTTTAACCCTTATCCCATCAAAAGCCTTTGCTTCCTTGGATAAAGCTTTTAATACTTCTTTCTCCTGGTCTTCAAAAATATCTCTGAAGACTTTCTGTAATGGAGTAGAAGATGGAATTGAATTAAGCGCTTTAAAATCTGCCAGCTTTTCATAATTAGAACTACAGCATAGAGTTTTTACCTTCCTCATTTCCTTTATAGGCTCGCACCATTTATTTATTGTTTCTTGTTTAATTCCGTTTTCCCTTGCAACTCTTGAGAGGATTGCGAAGTCTGATTTTCCGGTTTTGTATTCAATGAACTCTTGATAGACATCCTGGATTTTTTTTGCATTTTGTTTCTTATCTTCGAGTTTTTTAACATTGGGTTCTGCTCCTAATATTTGAAGAGTGGTAGTAGGCTGAAGTTGGTTTGTAGGAAACCAGGGTTCATCTCCCCATTCTACAGGATCCCTACCTCTTTCTTGTCTTACTTCGTTTATCGTAATAACTCCATTCTTTAAATCTTGCTCTTCTTGTTTTGCTCTTTGCTCTGCATCGACAGGAATAGGATCGTCAAATTTTATTCTTAAAGGACTAGCCCTATTAAACATAGGAAAATATTTTTCATTTAGCGTATCTTCAAAAGCTTTTATTCTTGGAGCTATGGCAAAGGTTCCATGCTGAACCATAGCTGTTTGAAGTATGGACTTATTAGCATTCAAATTATCAAAGATGGCAACAGGAACACCAAAAGCATTTAATATATCAACCTTAGTTATTCCTTTTCTTGCAAGAAGTTCTGCATCTTTTGAGCTGAAAATTAAAGGCGTATATTCAAGAGCAGTATTTGAAACTAATATTCCTCCAGCCCCTATCCCCTTAAATTTATTACGCAATTCTTTTTCAAATCTCTTGAGATCCTTACCGCCCATTTGTCCTTCATGGCTTTTAGGGTTTATTAAAGCATCGGGTCTAGCGTGGTTTTGTAATAGAGCTAAAGCATTTTTACTCTCTTCATCCCATATTCCCTTCTCTCTCCATATAGCTTGTAAGGGACTCTGAGTTCCAATAAAAGGATTACTAAGAGAAGGATTATAAAATCTTATTACATCTTCTGCTGGAATAGTAAATGTCTTTCCGTTTACTGTATGTTGAAAACTTTCAAATTCCATAGTTCCTATTCGTAACATAGGAGTTGTATTGGAAGGACTTAGAGGAAAAATAGCCTCTGGAATATTTGAGTTTTCTCTTTTCTTAATCCACCAAAAAGCACAGCCAGCACTATCCTTCCAAGCAGAGGTTAAATAGTTTAAAGTCGTTCCCTCCATAAATGGATTAACAGATCTAAGTATAATTGCTTCTATGCTATCAGGCTCCTCCTGTATTCTACCATTAGGAAGTTCTCTAAAAACCCTCCAACCTACTTTTGAAAAAGCATTAGCATTTATTTCAATAGCTGAATAAACAACACTATTGACTGAATTTATTAAGTTAATCTTAGAGGTAGGTGGAAGCCCTCTATTATTGTAATTAGTAAGAGGTCTAAAATCTCCTCCTAACCTGTCAAGACTAGATAAACCCTTAAAAAATGTAAATGTTTCTTTTATTTTGGAAAAGATATTCACTTAATTTCAACCCTAAAAATTAAAAATAAACGTCTAAGTCTTCAGCTTCGCTCTCTTCCTCTTTAAAATTAGACTCCTGACTGTCTTCATTCTCAGTATTTTCATTATCTTTGTCAATTGAGAAACGATAATTATTTTGTAGCATTTCTTTATTAATAGCAATAAAAAGACTGTCCATCTGGTCGTCATGAGTTCCTGAAGGGAAAGCTTTAAGCTCATTTATCCAACCCATATTCCAGTCTCCCTTTTCTAAAATCACATTTCCTAATTCAAAAATCGGTTCCATAATACTAGCGTGCTGTCCTTTTCCCCATTTGTTAATATACTTTCTAACCATTATATGATCTTCTAATTGCCTTTTAATATACATAAAGGCATCCTTTGAAGCGCCTACTTGCTCAACAATTAAATCAGTAAATTCATCCATGCCCATTACAGTTCTAACTATGTTAATAATTTTATTGTCTCTTTCTAAAGCCGTTTCTCTAAATCTCCAAACAGCCTTAACATAAATTTTCCCCTCATAAAAACAAGCCATTGTAACAGCCGTATAATCTGGATCCCCTTTGCCAGTTGCTTCTGAATGAGCCAAATCAATTCCTAAGTGCCAATCCATTTCCTCAATGATTTCTATTTTTTCTACAATTTTACATCTCTCTGCTTTTAATATATTTCCAGACCTGGGCTTAGGGTCTTGCTGTGCCATAGCGTTCCAGGAATAAGTTCCTAGTGAAGCCTTAGAAGCTCTGTAATATTTCTCACTAAATCTTTCAGGGAATAAAAAAGAACCGTCTTCGTTTTGTGCTGGAAATTTTATTAAAGTAAATTTATTAAAATCCTTATCATAATTTTCATGCTCTGGATTATTTCTGTCTAGTATTCTTCCCACTAAATCATCTTCATGCCAGCGAGTAGAAACAATAAAAACAATATGAACAGGAGCAAGCCTGGTCATAAAATCATCATTGAAGCCTTCCCATATTTTATTTCTTATTACTTCACTATCGGCATCTCTTCTGTTCCTTAAATAATCATCAATGATACAAACATCAGCGCCCATCCCTACAACCGTTCCGCCTACACCGCTTGCATACATACCTCCCCCTTGAATAGTTCTCCAGGAAGTAGCTCTATTAAAATCTCTTTCATTTCCTGTATTGTATTTATGGCAAATTCTTTCAAAACATTTCCTGGCATCAAAGCTCATTGTCTGAGCTAGTCCGGCCGTAGCACATCCTTCCATTATTTGAAGGCGTGGATTGTTTATTAAAACCCAGGGAGGAAAGCGCCTTGAGATAACATCGGACTTTCCATGTCGATAAGGTATGTTGATAATTATATAAGAACTGATACCATTCTTTAAATCATTAAAAGCTTTTTGACAAATATCAATTAAGCCTAGAGTATGCTGTCCGTAAATATATTTTTTTCCATATCTCTCTGGTGGATCCGCTTTAAAGAAAAGCTTGAAGTGCTTTTGTATTGCTCTTCTCATTTTCTCGTTACGGGTTTGGAGTAGGCTCATTAGTCTTCAATAATATCTTTTATATTTTCAGCAGTTTTTTGAATACTCTTCTTTACTCCCTTAGCTAAATCAGAAGGAAGAGAAATAGTCTTCTCAACCAGCTTAGCAGGTATATCAAAAATGTCGTCAAAAATTCCCATAGAAATCTCCTTTGTTATTTGAGTAAATTCTCAATGTCTTTTTCTATAAAGTTATAACAAGCTGTGCTACTTTCAAAAATAAATTCTAGCTTCTCTTTAGTTTTAATAACATCAACTTTACCATATTTTGAACTATGAAATATTTTTCCTAAAGATTTGCTCATATCTTCCTAGCCTCCTTACCTGTGAAAATTTTCCACCTCTTAATAATGACATCGCAGTATTTCTCGTCAAGCTCCATGCCGTAACACTTACGCCCTGTCTTCTCGCAAGCTATGAGAGTTGAGCCTGAGCCTAGAAAAGGATCAATGACATTATCTTTTTCATTGGTCATTGACTTAATATATTCTCCTGGAAAAGAAATAGGAAAAGAAGCTGAATGAGACCTATCTACATTCCTTGCCATAAGTGGAGGCATTGTTAAAACAGTTCCTAGCTCTCTTTTCTGTCTAGTTATTTTATCTTTCATTTTTTT